TTTGATTAAAGTTAATGACAAGACCGGAGGAAAGCCGGTGAAGTATCTCCCTATTCGTGTAGTTGAGAGCTTACTTCGGTCTTATTTTGGGGCATACCAAGTCGAAATGATCGGCAATCCTCATATTATAGGCAATAGTGTTGTTGTCTCAGTCCACTTGAAGGTTTTCCACCCGGTTTTAAACCAATGGTTAACTTATGCAGGAACAGGGGCCGTTGCAATAGAATTGCAAGCCACTAAAAAAGACAATCATGGACATGTAATAAGAGAAGGTGCTCGACACGCATTAGACTTTGAAAAGTTAAATCCGATGGCCCTTCACAAAAATGTTCCGGCTGCTAAGTCGTTTGCAGTTTCAAATGCAGCAAAGCAGATCGGTAAAATTTTTGGAAGTGATTTAAATAATGATGAGTTAAGCGAAATCTATAATATTTATGGAGTATAGTTATCTAAAGTTAATAGAAAGCGAAGTTAACAACATCGAGTATAAAGAAGATGTTGCCGACCAGCCACAGAACCGTCAGGAGTGGCATGCTGCAAGATTAGGAAAGTTAACAGCTTCACGTTTCGACGACATGATGAAACATGGCAGAGGGAAGGATGATAAGTTTGGCGTTGCCTGTTTAAATTATGCTTATGAAAAAGTAGCTGAAATTTTAACAAGCGCCCCCCACATTGTTACGTCTCAGGCTATGGAGTGGGGAAGTGACAGAGAGGCTGAAGCATGTGCAAAGTATGAAGGGGAAACAGGATATTCAGTTGTTCCTGGTAGTGTCGTTGGGTTTTATCCTTATGGAGAGTACGCAGGCGGATCTCCAGATGGCCTTGTTGGTGATGACGGAATAATTGAAATTAAATGTCCATTCAATCCCGCAAATCATGTTGAGACTTTATTAAGCAATAAAGTGCCAGACAAGTATATTTTTCAAGTTCAAGGCAACTTAATGGTAACAGGCCGTAAGTGGTGCGACTTTGTAAGTTATGATCCAAGAGTACAAGAACCTTCTCTTCAAATAGTAATCATCCGAGTTTTTCGCGATGAGGAATTAATTAAATCCATCCAAGAGCGCATTGTTGAGGTATCCGCACTTATTCAACAGTTATGCGAAAAATTAAAGGCGTCCCCAGGTAATCAAGACGACAATGTATAATTCATTTGAAAGTATCTCAGTTAGGACGAGGTTAAAGCGTCATGATGTTTTAAAAGCAAACTGGGTTTCGCCAGTTGAACAACTAACATTTGATCAATTAAAGAAACGAGGTTATTTCAGTTCAGAAGAAGAAAGTTTAAAGTCATTTGAAAAGTTAGAATTAAATAGAAAATCTAAAGTTAAAAACAATGAAAGCGAAAACAATCATTCAGAAAGTTAGAGAGCAATTAAAAAACAGAAAGCCAATTAAATATTCTGAGCAGGTATGTTCCGAAGTATCAAGGCTAAGAAAGCAAGGAGTTAAAATTAACTCTGTTAAGAAGATGAAAGATGGTAAACTTGTAACATATTATTATAATGGAAATAAGTTATAGTTTATCTCCTGGTGCAGGCTTTTTATTAGTATGCGCCTTATTCCTAGTGTCGGGAATTAGTTTTCTTATGGGTGTTTTTTGCCACGATGATTTAGTTCATCGTATTCCGCCAGACGAAGAACATAAGTATTTTCCACCGAAAGATGTTGATAATAAAAACGTCTGAAACCATTGAAAATACTGGTAATTATGAGTATCTTGATACTCTCAAAACTAGCCCAAGTTTTAATTTTTCACAATAAATTCATTAAGTATGTCAGGAGTAAATAAGGTGATTTTGGTTGGCCGGCTTGGTAAAGATCCGGAGATCAAGGTTCTTGAGATGGGCCGTAAGGTTGCTAGTTTCACATTAGCAACTTCAGAGACCTACAAAGACAAGAACGGAGACAAACAAGAAGTCGTAGAGTGGCACAATGTAGTATACTGGGGGCCTATCGTAGATGTCATTGAGAAGTATATTAAAAAAGGTCATCAGCTCTACATTGAAGGAAAGTTAAAAACAAGATCCTACGAGAAAAACGGTGAAAAGAGATATGTAACCGAAGTGTTGGGACAAAGCCTATCAATGTTAGGAGGCGGAAGTAAGCAAGAGACAGCAGAAGCAGTTAACGCCGTAGTTGTTGAAGGCGAAGTAGACGACGATTTACCATTTTAATTAATCTATGGCAAGACCTCAGAAAGCGGGGCTTGAGTACTTTCCAAAAGATACGGGTTCATTCGGTGATCGGAAAATTAGAAGGTTGCTTAATGCGTTCGGATGTAAAGGTTATGTCATATACGAGTATCTACTTTGTGTAATATACCAGGACAAAGGGTATTATGTGGAATATGATTGCGAGTTAGCATTTGATATAGCCGATTATCTAGGGAATGGAATAACTGAAGCTCTCGTTAAAGAAGTTGTTATTGGGTGTGTCACTATTGGGCTATTTGAAAAAAGCCTGTTTGATTTGTCTAGTATATTAACAAGTTCTGGAATTCAAAAGAGGTACTTAAAAGCAAAAAGGGGAGCTACCATAGAAGAGCGATTATTAGTTATTACGGTAGAAACTCGGGTTATTACTGCAAAAACCCCAGTTATTGCAGTAGAAAGTACACAAAGTAAAGTAAAGAAAAGTAAAGTAAATAATACAGAAATAACTGAAGATCGGTTAATGTCTGATTTGAAGATTAGCGACTGCCATTTACCTCGTGGTGAAATTGGTTATCGTGTAATTGAATTTTCTATTACTCTTTTCGAATTACTGAAAGAAAATTATCCCCTTAACAGGGATATTGAATTTTATACAGTTTCAGAATTTGTACCACATGTTAGAGAGCTTTTACAGAAAAAAAAATATACTGAAGAGCAAATTCGAGAAGTATTACGGTGGGCCTATCAAGACAAGTTCTGGAAAAGTCAAATAATGCACCCAAAGTCAATTGTTTCAAACTTTGAGAAAATGAAACAGCAGTATATCGGTTAAAAAATGAAAGAACAATGTTACGGTTAGCTTCAACGCAAAAAGTAACCATTCTATTGGAAGGTTACGATAAAGCAAAATTAGACTTTCTGAAAGCTTTAAACATAAAAACTGTCTATTTGTCTGAGCTTGAGAAAAAAGAAGTAACAGAGGCTCGAATTAAGTGGATTTCGAAGGAAAAGGAGTCAATCAAAGAATCGTTTGGCTTTCAGGAATTGTCTGAATCGGTAATTGAAGAACTTTTAACAGAAAATGACAGATTAGGCCGTGAGGTTTTGAAGCAAAAGAGAATGGTTGAGTATTACCAGAATCAAGTGTTTTTGATCCAATCAAAAATGGTTGATTATGAAATGAAAGAGTTAGAAGAATTTATCAAGAAAAATGAAGGACGCTGATTATTACAAAAGCTCTATTCTTTCAAAAGTGAATGGAGATGAACCAACAGGTAAAACATTAGAACTTTCAACTCCTGCCGAAATGGTTGACAACTGGACTAAAGCCATTGAAGGAGATTTAGACAGACCGTTAACTACAGGTATTTCAAAGTTCGACGCCGATCTAAAAAATAAGCTTCGAGGAACAGTTGGAGCTTATCTTGGATATGGAGGAACAAAAAAATCCTTGTTAGCGCTCCAAGGATGTAGGCAAAATGTATTGAGCCATAAAAACAACTGCACAGGGGTTTACTCAAATATGGAAATGGCACAGTTTCAACTTCTGTCTAGGATTTTGGATATGTCATTTGAAGAGGATGGAGTTTTTAAATCTTACTCATACGTTCAGGAAAGCAGGTACGAAGTAGCCTACAAGAACAGAGATAAGGTTAAGATGAGTCAAATTGCCGACGAACTACGAGGGAAATTAAGAGAGTTGTATGGCCGTAACTTGTATGTAAATTCTCAGTCAAACATGACCATTGAAGATTACGACAGGTTATTGAAAGAGGCCAAAAAAAGAAACGGAGTTGTTGATCAATTGGTAATTGACGGGCTTTCTATGATGTCAGGAATAGGCACTGAAACCGAAAGGTATAATACAAATTCTAAAGAGCTTAAGGACCTTGCAAAGGATCACAACGTTTACATTCCTCTTATCTGTCACCTTTCAAAAGGAGCTGAGAAGCACACAAGAGATACTCAGAGGTTCATAAGAGGTTCAGAGAAAATTCTTGATAATGTAGACTTTGTTATTATGATGTCTTTAAATATCGATGAAGGCCGGTCCAGCCAGGGAAACATAAAGTACTACGGAGATTCAGGATATATAAGTTTTTTTAATAAACGAGGTTCCGGGAACACAATAGATGTAATCTACAGGTTCAACAAAAAGAGACTTCTAATTGAAGAAACTGACGAAGATCCGGCGATGTACGAAGTAGACTTTAGTAAAAAATCAAAAGCATTTTAACATGAATTATTTAACAATAGACGACTTAACGCCTGAGCAACTGCAGCGCAAATTTGAAAAGAGAGCGCAAGCCTTAACGGTAGGAGTCGTTCTTCTTAAGACAGGTTTCGACATTGTAGAGACTGAATGTCTTGACGGAATGAAGAGAGAACACAAGTACAGGTTTGGACATTGGAGAAATGCAGGAAATAAGTTTCTGAATCCGATTGAGGAAAGCCTGAAAGAAAGAACAGATGACTACTACGATCAAGTTGAAATCTTTCATAGGTTAATGAATCTGCCAAAGGAAAAATATACTGAATGTTTGATCCTTCTTGATGAGTATATGAAGGGTAATGTTAGGATGGAAGATGTTGATAAAAATTTACCAAATGTGTAAATAAATATTTTATAATCAGACATATAAAGTTTAACTTGTAGTATGTTTAAACCCTATCCTAAAGGAGTTCAGAAGAAGTTAAAGCAGCCAAGTTTAAGCCAATTGGATGCGAAGTTGTGGAAGATTTTTTCTGAATACATCCGGAGAAAAGATGCTGATGAAAATGGAATAGTAAGGTGTGTTACATGCGGAAAGTTTGGCCACTGGAAGGAAATGCAGTGCGGACATTTTATAAGTCGTAGGCACTTGTCAACCAAATTTGATGAAAAGAATAACGGTGTACAATGTGAGGGGTGCAATTTATTTAATCAAGGTAAGCAGTACGAGTATTCACAATACATTGACAAGAAGTACGGAGCCGGAACTGCAAATGATCTTCTTGTAAAAAGTAAGCAGCCTAGCAAATTTACCCGCTTTGATTACGAGTATAAGATTAAAGAATATAAGGAGAAGCTAAAGAATCTAAAATGACAGAACTAGAAGAACTAAAACAGCAAGCTCAAACTATTTTAAATAGGATTTCAGAGCTTGAGAAAAAACAGGAAGTCTCCGAGACATTTGACGATATATTATCAAAGTTAGACAAGTCAGATAGAGAAGAGCTAGAAATGGTTAAAGACCATCAAAAAATACTAGAACATTCAGCACTTTACATAGATCTAAAAAGGATAGAGGGTTATGTAAACAGGAAATTTGGAGGTGATATTAATTGGCAAGGAGAACAAGATAAGTTTTATCCATTATACAATCACTCAAATAATGAGATTTACATAAAAAGAACTACATGCGGAAACAGAGGTGTGTTTTATTTCAACTCAGAAGAAGCGGGTCGATACTTTATAAAAGTAACCGGAGACAAACTAATAGAATTTTTCAAAACAACGCATTAAACTAACCAGGGGGTAATACCCTAAAAAAACAAGAAGATGAAAGCTAGGAAGATGATCTGCCATTTTAATTATTCTGGATAGTATTTAAAGCCCTATCCAAATGAGAGTGTGGTTAAGCGCTGGAACCACTGGATGATATTCCAGTAGGATGTTCGAATCATCCCCTCTCACGCAAAGACCAACCTGATAAAGATGAAAGATCATCTGCGGTTAATTGGAAACAGACCGTCAGGCAATGGCCGACCAACAAGGAAGATTGTTTGACTTTGCCAGAGTTCAAAGTAAACTGGCAATATTTTAAGTTCGGTAAGTTCAAAAACAAAGCGTTTTTTTTAAAATGATACTCCCCTATGGTATAATAGGGGATAAAACAGAAAGAAAGATGAGACACGGGAGTTTATTTTCTGGAATTGGAGGTCCAGAGTTAGCGGCTGAATGGATGGGTTGGGATAATGTGTTTCATTGTGAATGGAATAAATCAGGACAAAGATTATTAAAACAGTATTGGCCAGAATCTAAGAGTTATGGAGATATTACAACAACAGACTTTACTATTCACAGAGGAGACATCGACGTCCTTACAGGAGGATTCCCATGTCAGCCATTCAGCTTATCAGGAGATCAAAAAGGAGAACAGGATGAAAGATACTTATTTCCTGAAATGCTTAGAGCAGCACGAGAGACTGAAGCCCCTTGGATCGTGGGAGAGAACGTTTATGGAATTACTGCACCAAAGTTTCGAAAAACATTCGAAGAAATATGTTCATCGTTGGAAGCTGAGGGGTACAAAGTACAACCGATTATTATTCCAGCTTCTGCCATTGGAGCATGGCATGAAAGGAAAAGGACGTGGTTTGTTGCCTACTCCGACAGCTTCGGACGAAAGAGGAGGGCGAATGGCATCAACTCAAAGGGTGGAAAAAGGAAAGATAGTAGAGAAATCAAATTTGAGGGATGTGATAAACCAGATTGGGAAAGTGAAGACTGGGCAGGCTTTACATCCAGATTTATCAGAGTGGTTGATGGGGTTCCCGAAAGATTGGACTCGCCCGGTCGGAGAGAAAGATTGAAGGCACTTGGCAATTCAATTGTACCTCAGTTGATACTTCACATATTTAAAGCAATAGAAGCATACAACAATTTATAAAACAACATGGAAGCAAAACACACACAGGCAGAAGAAGAATTTAAAGATGCTGTAAGTCATTTAGGGAATCTATACGAAGAGGCAAAAGACAGCCTTAATTCATTAACTATAATAAAGCATGAGGGATTATATTATAATCAATTATATTCTAAGTTACATGAAATTAGAAATGTGTCCGCTGCCACTCTTCAAGAGAATTTTAAGCTCAAACAGGATATTGAAACGATACAGAGTGATGTTGATTCGGTGGTTGAAGAAGTTAACAAATTAAAGCAGGAGAAAGAAGAGCTGATTAAGATGCTTGAAAAGGTACATGAAATTAATAGAATTCATTTCTTCAATGGACATAACGTAAACGATCAGATTTTAACAATAATCCAAAAACACAAGAAAGGAGGAGAAGAATGAGCGACAAACTAACCATACAGGAGGCCGCTAGGTATCTAGGGCAGAAATTAGCATTGTATGACCTTGAAGGTAATTTTATTAGAACACCTTTGGCAACATGCGAATTCTTATCAGACTTTAATTATTTGAAGAAGACATTAAGTGTTAAGATCATCCTCCGAAGCATAGAGGATATGACTGAAGAAGAGGAAAGTCATTACAATTCATTAATAACAGAATTGCAGGGGTTTGATTATGCAGAAGATGAAATATTGTATTTCGCAAAAATCACCAACTACCTAAGATCTATCGGAGTAGATTGCGACGACTTAATTAAACAAGGTAAAGCTATTAGAAAACAATAAGTATGGAAAAGCTAGAATTAAAACACATTGCTCCTTATCTGCCATATAGGCTTAAATGTCTCATACCAAAGCATAGTTTAAAATTTGGACAGCAATATGTTTTACCTGTAAATGGCGCAAGCATTGATTCTTACGGCTTGTTAAATATTGAGTTTATATTGCCAGATGATGACCTATTATTTAGTAATCAACTTAAATGGGTTAAGCCTCTTTTGCGCCCCCTTTCCGATCTCACCCAGGAAATAGAACACAATGGAGAAAGGTTTGTACCGATTATAGAGCTGTTTAAATTGCACAACAAAAACGATTTTAGGGTATTCCCTTATTCAGAAAATTATGAATTAGATCATTATTCTCATTGTGTAATATATGATGATAAAAATATATTTGGATACTCTAATCATGGCTCATTTGTAGGATTTACACCAGGATATTGTAATTTTCTTATTTTAAATCAAATTGAGCTAATTGAGAAGTTGTACGAATGGCACTTCGATGTATTTGAATTAATCGACAAAGGGTTAGCTATTAGAAAGGAGAGAGGGGTATGACATACAGAGACTTGAAATCATACTTAGAAAATTTGACTGAAGAACAGCTTGATAAAGACGTAACTGTCATGATCGATACAGGTTCAGAAAATATTGTAAGAAGGATAAATTCATTCTATCAGCAAGAGGTAAATATGTATGAATTTAATTTTGAGTTGATAGATGAAATTGACTATTACCTACTTCAAGATGAAGAAAGAGAGGAGGCAGAATTGAAAACGAAAGTAGGAGATGTTATTTTAAGTGATGAATACTAAAAAAGGAAAGGAGAAGTAATATGCAAGTAAAATGGATCAGTGCAGATACTAAATTTGGTAATGCTGCAGTTACTCACGCATATATTTCATCGACCTGTAAGCATAAGTATTTAGGTAATTACGATGGCAACAAAGCGGTTTGCAGCAAAAGGGCAATTTCCGAAGATGGAGAAATGGCTCTTCGGTTTGAGTCACTGAAAGAAGACAATCAAGGCGTTAAGTGTAAAAGGTGTTTGAAAATAATGAGCCGGCTAAATAAAATCCTTCTTCCAAATCCAGATTGGAGGGTGAAGAAAGTAGACTTCAATTCAAAGAGAGTGAAGCGGTCTATTGAACGTATTAGACAAGCAAAGCAAGAGGCAGACGAAAGGAGCGGGAAGAGATGGCAAGAGTAATAACTTTTTCAAGATTTTTTCCTAAAGGACATAGGAAGGAAGGTAAGCCAACTTTTTTTGTAGAAAAGATTTGGGCCTCACTGGTTGACCAGCAAAAGGAATTTCCTGAGTTTTGGCCGGGATGGTTTAATTTGAATTCTATTCACCCGTTCAATGGAAATTCATTTGATAAGATAGAATGTAAGCATCATACTATAAGATCAGGTAAATGGTGGAAGGTAGGTGATAAATTTAGCCCTCGCATTTGGACAGGGACTCCATATCGTTCTAAGATGTGTGTTATTGGCCCTGACATTGAGATTAAGAAAGTCTTTGATATTGAGATTGACGAATATAAATTTATTATCAACGGTAAGTTATTTTATCATCAGCACGTATCCCGGTGGCATTCGGATATTGAAGAATTGGCAAAAAACGATGGACTAGATGCTGGAGATTTGTTTGACTGGTTTAATATACCATGCAAATTTAGTGGCCAGGTGATTTGCTGGAATGAAAATATAAACTATTAATAGATACATGGATTTCCACCCAGAAAGCAAGCTGATTGATAGGATATTAAGCGCAATATTCGTATATTTAAGTATACATATTGTCGTCTGTTACCCTTGGTATTGTTGGTTTTGGCTGATTCTAACAGTGCCGATGGCGTGGCTCGCATGGTGGATGCAAAAGAGATAAATATGAAAGTAGAGATAAAAGAAATTTATAAGTGTGATCACTGTAACAAGCTTTATCAGGTTAAAGGAGCTGCTGAAAGACATGAAAAATCTTGTCATAGGAATCCAGATAATGAAAGGCCTTGTTTTGGATGTAATCATTTTTCAGAAACAACAACTACACAGTTCATAGATCATCCATATAGCGGACAGCATGAGAGAGAGGTTAAGGTCTTTTTCTGTGGGAAGAAGGATTCTTTTCTTTATCCTCCAAAAGTAGAACACAAAGGAAATGCGTTAGATCTGGGAATTGATTCAAATATCCCAATGCCTAGAACATGTGAATCATTTACAGAAAATAGAATATGGTGGCGTTCATCTTGGGAATAATAATACTCCTCTCCTTAGTGATAGCATTGAGGATTGATTATGTATATAAGTGGGGGCCGTTTTATGAGAAGCGAGAACCAGAAGAAGAAACTGATACTATGAATTTGAAGTGTAAACTATTTGGACACAAACCTTATGAGGATTTCACCGAAAGTGGTTATGAAATTTGTTCAAGGTGTAAGGCTCATGGGTATTATGATAACAACGAAATTACCAATAGGTGGAATGAAGGCGCAATTTTAGTTAAATGGTTTTGGGCGCTCAAGCATTGGGTCAAAGATAAATGCTATGATCTTAGCCAGTGGTATAGAATTTACATTAAAAAAGAATTGCCTTTCTAATGACCGGCCTAGAGCGAGCCTGCCGAAAGTACGGAGAGATAACCCACCACCAGGAAGGAAAAATATATTTATTAAGGTGGGACGACACCCAGGAGAAAATGATTAGAGAAGAAATAAAACTGATACATAATGGAAACTACAGAGTTCAATCCAACCGCAAAGGACCTTTTTAATCTGGATGAAAAGATTATAGAGCTAAAGGCCAACAAGCAAAAGTTAATCGGAAGTAAAATTAGTGTAGAGGGCTCACTTTCTATTTTGGCTAATAAATACAATAAGGTTGAGTTTGGTGGAACAGAGTTTTATAAAATTAAAGATGATCGTCAAAAGCTCAAGACAGAAGCTAATCAGATTGAAATGAAGATTCGAAAAATAAATGAAGAGATAGCTTATAAGGTAAAACTAAAGCAAGAGATTGAATTTCATTTAAAAGGTAAGAAGGCAAGTGTTCCAGATGATAAGGTAGTTCGTCAACTAAAAAATCTTAAGGAAAAGTATAATTCCTTTGCAAAGGACAAGACACGAGTTTCCTCGATGAGAATAATGGCCTCAGAGTTTAGAGATGAGCTTGAAGAGATAATTAATTTACTTTAAAACAACAGAAAGGAGAATAAATGAACGTTTATAAGTTTAATGTAAATGGAGAAATAGAATATGTTTGTGCCTCTACGACTATTGAAGCAATTCATGTGCTTTTGAAAACTCATGATATGCTTTTTGAAGATCTGGATCATACTGATGATATTAAAGAGATTCCAAAAGGTGAATGGGATAAATACACGATCTTTGATGATGAATCTATTATGGATCTTGACGGCAATTATGCTCCTCTGATGACCTTCGGCGAATACATGGCCGAAGCTAAAACTCCTGAATTATTTTGTTCAACTGCTAATATGTAGGCCATGAAAGAGATAGGACAAAACCTCAAAGAGCTGCTGGGGATAATGGCATGCGGATATGGACTAATACTTTTGTATATATTTATAGTAAGGAAATGACACAGGAAGAGATAAAAGAAGGTAACAGGATCATAGCCGAGTTTATGGGAGAGCCTATTTGGGCGCCAACTTGGAATGATGGAGATACGCATTTTAATTCTTATAGAAATACTAAAGAAGAATGCCAAGCGCTTATTGATTCATCGCCTTATCTTTTAGGTAGTAAAGCTTACCCAGAAATGAAGAAGCTTTATTATAATACTGATTGGAATGTTTTGATGCCTGTAGTAGAAAAGATAGAGAGTTTAGGGTATTGGGTCAGGATAGAAAAAGATACGTGTCTTATTTATAGAGTTCCTTTTGAATCGGACAAGGAAGGTGCGCATTTTTGTGTAGTAAAAGAAACAACTAAAAAACTCGCTGTATTTAAAGCAGTAGTTCAATTCCTAAACTGATACAACACAAATGGAAAACACTGAAAGCAAGTGGATAAAGGTATCTGATAGGCTACCGGAGGAGGAAGGTCGATACCTTGTAATTGCTTATGGGAACATAGAGATTTTAGAATTCTATTTGCCAAATGAATGGTCAGATGAGAATTACTTTGTTTATCCTGAAGATGAAGTAACCCACTGGCAACCATTACCAGAACGCACCTAAAGAATAAATTCATGAAACTATACACAGAAGAGCAAGTAAAGGAGCTATTGGCACAGCAGAGAAAAGAGTGTGTAATTGAATATGAGCTCAGAGGAACTGAATCCAAAGCACAAGGTCATATTTTAAATGCACCTGAACCGCAATTCCCGACCCCCATCAAATTTGAAGAATGGAGCCCGCTCACAGGATCAAGCGTAATGGAAGCAAAATTGACAATTCTAAATTATAAGAAAGATGTCATAAGCGATTATATCAAACACATTGAACAAAATACCAGGGATAAAGAGTCAGAAAATGAGAGGTGGGGAAAAATAATTGATAGCTTTTCCACGCAGCTTGAGTGCGATCATACCATAATAAACGATGCTTTAAATGTTCAAGAATGGATTTTGGTAAGGGATCGTATCCCAGATCTTAATAATTTTGAGCATGTTGAGGGTATAGAAGATTCGTTCCCAAAATCTCAGCCGCTAACATTGAGTAGATGCGGACAGCCAACAACAGGTTTTTTGTTTTTCGACACTATTCAATGTAAAATGAGGTGGTATTTGCCGGAGTGGGATCAGATGTATTTCGATTGGAATGAAGTTTCGTTTTGGAAATATTATAAAAATTCCTAAATTGTGTATGAAGTACACTAATTAGAAGTGAATTATGGCAGCACCAGCAGGGAATCAGTTTTGGAAATTAAGAAGCAAGCATGGAAGAGACATTTTATTCGCAACACCTGAATTAATGTGGGATGCGGCATGTGAGTATTTTCAATGGTGCATCGATAATCCATTTTATAAATCAGAGGCTAAAGTTGTAAATATAGGAGATTACCAATCAGATGTTAGGCTGATTGATATTCCCGTTATGAGGCCATTTACAATGCAGGGGCTTTGCCAGTATTTAGATTGTAATACTCGGTATTTCAGCGACTTTAAAAAAACGTGCGATGAAGATTTTTCCGCAATCATTACGCGTATAGAAGATGTTATATACAATCAAAAGTTCTCTGGGGCTGCATCAGGGTTCTTTAACTCTAATATAATTGCCAGAGATCTAGGGCTAAGAGACAAGCAGGAAATAGACCAGACGATTAACATTCCTGCTCCAATAATCATTTTGGATAATAGTGAGCAAGAGGATTAAGTTAAGTAAAAAGCAAACATTAGCCTGGAAATATTTAGAAGATAACGAGACTACTGAGATAGGATATGGAGGGGCAGCAGGAGGGGGTAAAAGTTGGCTTGGTTGTATTTGGCATATTTACAGGCGTACGACATATCCAAATTCACGTGGGCTTATTGGAAGGGCTGAATTATCGGCCCTTAAAGAATCAACCCTTATCACATTTTTTAAGACATGTGCCGACATGGGTTATCGTGCCGGGATTGACTTCAAATATAATGGGCAAGACCATACTGTTACTTGGAAGAATGACAGCAAGACTGTATTTAAGGATTTAAAATATTACCCTTCTGACCCTGATTTTACCTCGCTAGGTTCTACCGAATATACAGACGCATTCATTGATGAGGCTACAGAAATAACTCAGAAAGCTTTTGAAATCGTAAATAGCCGTCTTAGATGGAAGATTGCAGAATTCGGGCTAAAGCCAAAAACTTTAATTACTTGCAACCCTGGTCCTGGCTGGGTGAAGGAGAGGTTTGTTTTGGACAAAAATGCAAAACCTGTAATTCTTGCTCCCTATCAGAAGTTCGTTCAGGCATTGCCAACCGACAATCCAGATGAGGCATTTAGGCAGCTCTATATTGAGCAGTTGAATAAAATGACTTCTGATTATGACAAGAAAAGGCTACTATATGGAGATTGGGAAGCAGAAAGAGAGGTCCTAAGCCCATTTGCGCATCAATACAATGCAAGTAAGCATGAGTCTAGAGCTGCTATATTTAGGCCAGATAAGCAAATTTTGATAAAAATAGACTTCAACTTGACACCGTTTGCAGTTAATTTTTCTCACATGTGGAGAGACTCAGAGGGAGAACATTATCACACATTTGATGAGGCAGAAATAAAGCATGGGTCTATCCCCGCAATGATAGAATTGTTGAAGGCTAAATATGGAGCATATCTACATAACTGCATTATTACTGGAGATCACTGGGGTACAGCAAAGCAATTATCGCAAAAAGATAACGCAAGTTATTACCTTCAGATCAAAAGAGCGTTAAGATTGTCTGATACACAGCTTAGAGTAAAGCCAAATCCACAGCATGATAATTCTAGTTCAGACGTTAACTATGTTTTGGCAAATTTTCCAGACTATAAAATAAATCCAGAAACATGTCCTAATACCTGCCGAGATATGAGAACGGTTCAATGTGATGCATTTGGAGAGATACTGAAGCGTAACAGAAATGACTTAACGCAGAGAGCCGATTATTTAGACTGCTTCACAGGAGATACAGAGATAACCACTATTAACGGACAAAAGATAATTGAAAATATAGCTATTGGAGATTATGTTTTGACAAAAAATGGGTATAAAAAAGTAATAGACAATTGGAGTTCGACAGCAGAAGTATATGAATTTACTTTTTCAAATGGTGAAAAAATAAAGTGTACGAAAGGCCATAAATTCTATGCTCATAATTACGGATGGTGCGAGATATTGCGTATATTTACAGAAAGTAAATCAGTATGCAAGAGGTCATTAAATACAACGGGATTTCATATTACAAGCACCCAAAACAAAAATATTACTATTCATCAAGAAAGGGTGAAAGATATTCAAGGTCGCTACATAGGCAGATTTGGTTTGATAATTACGGAGAAATTCCAGAAGGGTATCAAGTTCATCACAAAGACCATAATGCTTATAACAACACGATTGATAACCTTGAATTGGTTGAACGATCAGAGCATAGTAAATATCACGGAAAGAATCGAGCAAAGGAAGACCCAGTTAGATTTATTACACTTGCAGAAATCGGAAGAGAGCATGCGAAGGAATGGCATGGTTCAGAAGAGGGTAAAAGGTGGCATAGTAAACATGGGAAAGAGCGTGGGTTTGGGGTCAGGGATTACGGCTTTCATAAGTGCGATTGCTGTCAAATTGAATTTAAAAAGGCAAGCTTCAGGCAAAGGTTCTGTTCGAATTTGTGTAAATCAAAACACAGAAGACTATCAGGGGGAGATCCAATTAAAGCAATATGCGAAAATTGTAGATGCGAATTTATTACACAAAAATACAACAAAAGAAGGTTTTGTTCTGCAGAATGTAGGCCAACACCAAACCCTAACGGTAGTAGAGGCAAAAAAAATAGGAGTTCAGCAAGTGTATGACATAACTGTTGAGGACGAACATTGCTTTTATGCTAATAATATTTTGGTACATAATTGCGAACGCTACGGAATAAATACTTTCTTAAGAAAATGGATTGATGTTCACCAGAAATCAGGGCGATAAACATTTTTTGTAAATTATACGCAAATTATTATATTTACGATAGTTGCCCACTCTCAGGCAGATAATAAGGAGGTAAACCAAACGCCAAATGTCCTGTATCTGTCAAATAGCGCAAAAAGTTCCTACGTGTTTAGATTACCTAATTTTAGGCACTATCCCCATAGTATTTCCTGAGCCTTTCGGGAATATAAGAGTTGTAAATAAATCAACCGGATATCAATGTGACCAGACAATTCCAGCGAATGAAGACACCGGATTGGTTATACTTAACTTGAGAGATCCAAGCGGAGAATTCTACAACAAAGACTCTTACTATGAAATAACTGTTTACGATGGTGATCATAATGTTTTGCCTGTCACAATAGGCGATTTAGAGTATGATTGTATAGGCGTTTATTTCGAAGATGTTCACGGATTAGAGGCTACAACTTGGGTACTTAAAATGGATGTCGATGCTTAATATACTCTTAGAAATATTATTCATTTCACTCTTCTGTAATGGACTTGCTCTTATCTCAAGTGAAGGTTATGTTTTGTCTCCATTCAGAACCTGGATGAATGAAACGTTTCACGAGGAACATAAATTACGATTTATTTACAATCCTATAATTGGTTGCGTTGTATGCTATGCCTCATTCTGGGGGTCAATTATTTACTGGGTATTGGCAGAGCCGACTCTATATAGCCTGCTGTTATGTCCATTTGTTATTATTGCCTCTTCTGGAGTAAATCTATTTATTTACAATAAAATTCATTATGATAATTAAGCTGTTTTACCGCCTGTTCAGGAAACAGATATTGAAGATATACTTTACTGAACAGTCAACCAGTGCCGGGTTTGAGAACATGAAAGTTCAGTTTGTCGATTCTGAAGGTAGGAGATATTTCAGCCCTGACAAGGATTTGGATTTGCCTCATGTAAGAACACAGGAAATTCAGAGACGACTAATGGGGGTTAAATTTGGCCTGGATGATTCGTATGTGGAAGATTTTATAATCGCAGTTAAGGCCGCATTAAACAACGGCAAAAGGCCAGACGTGGCAGTAATCGGCCATTTGATAAACGAGCTAGAGGCAAGATCTAAAATATGGCTTCATCCTGATGTAATGTTTGATATGGTTGCATTTAAGTATATCAGAGAAGATGAAGACCCGGCAGTCATTGACAAGAATATCCATGCAGATAAGGTAGAGCAATTCCGCAAAGACAGCAAGGAGGGGCTGTACGATTTTTTTTACAAAGCAAGGTTGACGGATGTGTTGCCTTTCTTAAAATCGTTAGAGAGCGAATTTCAAGAATTTTGGCAGGAGTCGATAGTTCAATTGAAGGCGAAAGAGACACAAATAAAATCAATTATTTCAAAGTTGAGCTTGTAAAGTCAAGAGAGCATGATGAAGAGGAAATATTTTGGTTAGCAAGTGGGAGTCCTGCTGAAATAGAGCGAATAAGAAGATACACAACACGGCAATATTTATCATTACTAAAGTACACTGTAGAGCAAATTAATAACCGTGGCAGATCAAATAATAGTTGAGTACGGAGCCAGAATTGACAAGCTGGAGAAGGAGCTTAAAGACATTGAAAAGGGGATGCGTGGTGTTGACGATGCCGCGAAGAAATCCTCTGACAATGTAGTTAAGAGCTTCAAGAACGTTGAGAAAGAATCGAACAATCTTAATAATACGCTTAAGAAAGTTGGTGGTGCTATCGCTGGCTATTTTACCGTGTCAACACTGCTTAGTTATGCTAAGCACGTACGTGATGTTACTGCTGAATTTCAGAAGCTAGAAGCCGTACTTACAAATACATTAGGCGATTCAAGTCTTGCACAGAAGGCACTTTTAGACATCCAAGAATTTGCCGCCGTTACTCCTTATGGCGTTACTGAGCTTACCCAAGCGTTTGTAAAACTTGCGAACTCAGGGTTTAAGCCTACTATATCAGAGCTTAGAAAGTTAGGTGATTTGGCATCAAGCACCGGCAAGTCATTCGACCAGTTGGCAGAAGCTATTATTGATGCTCAAACGGGAGAGTTTGAGCGTTTAAAAGAGTTTAATATTAGAGCCAGCAAAGAGGGGGATAAAGTTACTTTTGCGTTCAAAGGCATAAAAACGCAAGTTGATTTTACGTCAGATGCAATTCAGAACTATATCCTTTCTCTCGGAGATATTCAAGGGGTTTCAGGATCAATGGAAGCAATATCTAAAACCCTTGGAGGTCAACTTTCAAATCTTGATGATGAGTTCGACCAACTAGCAAAAACTATAGGAGGGCAAGCTTCGAACGGGTTTAGCAATTTTATTTCGTTAGTTAGTGATGCAGTAAGAGTTATCAGGGAATTTCAGGAAAACGACTTCCAGGCCTCACAACGTGAGTATAATACCGCAGCCAATGAACTATTAAATACTTATGAGGACTGGGGCAAATTACCAATTGCCGACCAGATGAGCAAGGTAACGGCGGAGATAGCCAGGTTAAGAGAAGAGACCGACAAATTAGACGTTTCGTTTGACCGAAATAACTCAACGATTGTTTCAGCTAAAGAAAATGCAAGTCTGTGGGATAAGGGGTTAAGTTCTCTAGGCTTCACGACTACATCCAGTCAGAAGACAGTTGAAGAGTACACTAAGAAAAATGACGATTTAAGAAAAACTATAAATGCTAATCTTATTGTAATTAGACAGTTAGAGGAAAGATATAAATCATTGGTTGAAAAGAGCAAGCCAGTCGTAAAGTCTCAGGAGGAAATTGATAAAGAGTTTAAGAAGCAGCTTGATACACTTAAGGCTCTTGAAGACATAGCTGTTAGACGTGTTAAATTAGAAGATGGCACAGAGGGGCAAATAATCAAGGTTCACGAAGATTTCAATCAAAGGCGCATTAACTTGTATAAGCGATACGCCAAAACCCAGGAGGTTGAATACAAGAGCTTAAAACTTAGAGAGGAAGAGCTTGAAAAAGAATATACCTTATTCCTGGCCAATGAAGAAAAGAAGCGTGAAACAACCAGAAAGCAAGTCAGAGAAAAAATAAAGGTTGAGAGATTCAAAGAGCTTGAAGATCTTAAAAAGCAGGAAGAAAATCTATCTAAGGAGCTGCAACTTGGCGAACTGCAGCAAATAGGCAATGACAGAAAAGCCATTGAAAATCTTCAGAAGCAATTTCAGAGAGATGATCTATTGGGCGAAATTCAGCACCTTGAATCTAAAATGCAGCTTCAGAAGTTATATGGCGATAGTACTCTTGACACTGAACGTGATATTTTAGAAGCAAAAGAAAAATTATATCAACTAGACGTAGATGCAGCGAATAAGGCGGAAGACGATAAGAGAAAGAAGAGGGAGGAAAATGCTAAGAAGCTGGTTCAGGTTGCGGATCTGGCTCAAAAAGGCGTTGAAGCATATAACGAGGCCGAGACGGCAAGGATACAAGCTAAGTATGACTCAGAAAGAGAGCAGATACAGAGAACCGCAGACTTTCAAACCGCAAGCATAGAGAAGCAATTAAGAGCTAATCTTATCTCAGAAGAAGTTGCCGCAACTCAGAAGGAGCGAATTAGGCAGGAAGCTGCACGGAGAGAATCAGCCCTAAAGAGACAGCAATTTATAGCTGATCGTAACGCAAAGTTAACGCAAATCGGCATTGAAACGGCTTTCGGTATAATTAAAGCTGTTGCATCAAGCCCTACAACTTATGGGTTGCCCTTCTCAGCATTTGTGGCAGCTCAGGGGGCAATTGAAGCGGCTGTTGTTAGGTCTCAGCCTATCCCTAAATTTGAAAAGGGTGGTCCGGTTAAAGGAAAGAGACATTCAGAAGGCGGCGTAATGGCTGAATTAGAAGGGGGCGAGTTTGTTCATAATCGTAAATCTGTTAGAAAGCATGCTAACGCAATTACTGCAATACACGAGGATAAGTTTGATAAATATATTTCAAAAAAATATGTTGCCCCGGCATTAAGAAGAGCCAAGGCAGAAAAAGAGGCGTTTGAGATGAGAAGACAAAGCACGGCTGAGAATATATTAAAATCATTGGCTCATAATGGAGTGGATTTATCATACTTGGAAAGTATCACGAGGAAAAACAATGCAGTAAACATTAAAAATGCTGACTACTTAGCTGATCAGATTGCACGTAAGACAAGGAAAGGAGGAATTAGAAAATGATTTTCAGGTTTACCCTTTCAAATCCGGTATACGGAACTTTTATTTTACCGCATGATCCTGTAGGTTGGGAAGATTTAGTAATTGAGTTTAATCGTGATAAAGAGCTTCACGGTATTGACGTTTCATGCAATGTACCGGTTAAATTCTTCTGCGGTGCTGGGAAAGAATATATCGATAAGATATATGATGAATACGGAGTTGATGGCCAAATAAGCTTCAATATTCTTACTGTATGTGGTTGCATACCTGGTGATGATTCACTAGATTATTCAATAGACTATTCAGACGATTATGGTACACCTTCAGAAGGTTGTGACTTTGAGCCATTCTTTGAGGGAATTTTAAATCTCAGTACGTACGGCACGGATCGGGACTTCTCCTATGCAGATGTTGAGCAGGTAAGCATGTATACTACTTTCAAGAGTAGATTAGATACAAAGGTTATTCTTACAGATACAAATACTATTGATGGCGAACCAATGAACTCATATTCGTTTGCCCCGTATCAAATGACGTTGCATAGTAAGGAAATTGTCTTTCAGTCTGAATGGAGCCCTAATCCACCAGGAAATACTGTTGAAATAACAATAGGAACACTTCACTCTCCTCCATTAGATTTAGTTGGATCAGATATACCAGGCTCTCAGAGCTCATTTTATGTTTACGACGACCCATCTTCGGCTATTCTACAAAATCTTATTGGCGCAGAACAAGAAATAACTATTTCAGGAACTATTAACTTTACTTCATACCAACAAATACAGTATGTTGGAAGTTTTCTTTCTCCTGTTCTTACTATTGGTAAAGGCTATTTCTATTACTTGGATGTTCTTGATGAAAATTATTCATTAGTAGATAGTATTTTAATTGCCTCAGAAACTAGTGTTAGTACGTCTGTTCCTGTTCCGGTTTCATTCACATTTAGCGAAACTGTTACTGTCCCATCATTGTATTATGTGAGGCTTAGGCATGACATGAATAACATTGACTTTCCGGATGATAACCCACCTATGATTGAGGACGGATACCCAATTTATGTTTTTCTCGATTTAGATTATGTATATGAAACAACTACTCAAATAAATGCTATCGTTGCTAGTACTGTTCCAGAGTCGCAATGTAACGTATTTGCAATACATGAAGCTCTGGCGATAGTGGCTCAGTCAATTACAAATGATCCTGATCCGATCCGTAGTAATTATTTTGGCCGGAAAAACTCTGAGCCAGTTGCATACAATTCAAATGGGTGTGGTTCTTTCAGGGCGATAACTAACGGCCTTCAGATTCGCCAATTCCCATTAACTTCTACTGATCCTAAGAAGAACAAGCCTCATTCTGTTTCAATGAAGGAGTTGTATTTTGGATTAGACCCAATAGACAACTTGGGTATGGGTGTTGAGAAAATTGGAGATTCCCACAAAATAAGAATTGAACCTAAAGATCACTTCTACGACAATACAGTAATATTCAGGTTGTCAAATCTTGATATAAAGATGACGGTTGCTACAGAGTATTATTACAATAATATTACAATTGGATATAGCACATGGGAGAACGAAGAAATAAATGGTATTGATGAATTTAACTCAAAGAGACAGTTTACATTAGGTTTAAAAACTATCGGAGAGACAGATGAAATATTAAGTAACCTTGTTGCCTCTGGGTATGCTATTGAATTTACTAGAAGAAAGAAGTATTTAGATAACTCAACTGAGGATTATAAGTATGATAACAATACTTTTATAATTTGCCTGAATAGATCAACGGACGGATCAGGAAATCCAACCGGATTAACGATAGCTGAGAAGGATGAGAATTATGCAGACATAGAGGATTTGATTAGCCCTCAAACTGCCTATAATTTACGTATTTCCCCACTTAGAAATTTACTTAGAAGAAGCAATGTAATTAATCCTTCGGTATATAAATATCCGGGGAAAGATATTAAATTTACATACGGGGAAGGAAATTATGTAATGGCTTCACGGCAATTAGATAATTGTTCAGGTGCTTGGAATAATGAGATATTGAATGACGGAGAAAGTTACCAATGGGATTCGTCTAACAATTCAGATAATAATCCTATCTGGATTCCAGAGTTTTACGAATTTACGGCCCCATTGACATTTACACAGTTTAAGCAATTGCAAGAAAGCCCTTATAAGTGTATAGAATTCAGCTCCGGAGAAGACAATTACAAGAGAGGATATGTTGTAGAGCTGAGGTATAGAATGCTTACAGGGCTAACTCAATTTAAGTTATTAAGAGCATGGGAATAACAATTATTAAAAATCAGGTGGTTGAATTTAACAAGCAGACAGGTTGCGTATGCTGGGAAAAGTCGTATTGCCAGCTTGTTAATAACAATGACCAGACACAATTTGAGATTAAATCTTCTCAGGTTGTTCCTAATGCTAATTTTGAATCTGGATTTGATGACTGGAACTTGATTGATGAAATTGTAGTATCGGCTTATCCTGTTAATACTACCGAAGGCGTTTGCGAGGGCGAAATTGATGCCACTGCAACAGGAGGGAACGGAGGACCATACGAATATTCAATTGATGGTATTAACTTCAGTAGCTCAGGCTTATTTGAAGATCTGTGCGAAGGCGAATATACAATCATTGCTAGAGATACAGACGGTAACGAAGGATCGGCAACATTTGAGATATTTGTAAATGCTAATTGTGGTGATTATGAATGTTCATCTCTTCAGGATTTGATCGATTCAGATTTGCCATTGGGGGCGTTCTTAAACTGCCAGTTGCTTGATTTCCTTTGTAAATATTCAGGTATAGGCCAACCTTCAAACAAAATTTATATATCTTGCCCTGATACAGCACTATTTGAGGTAGGTAATGATATAACTATTGAGGTTGATGACGTGGTATATACTGTTACTATTGATAATATTACAGGTGATGAGAGCGGGTGTTGGCTTGTGATTTCAGAAAATTTATTTGCTGGATTAAAAGCGGTTACAATTTACTATTAAAAATAAAACATTATGGAAATACCACACTGGGAAAATACTGATAAATGGGGGCCGCTAAGAGATATAGTTAACCAGATAATTGATAGCCGAAACGCTGCTTTAGATCTTAATTCAACGGTTAATCTTGATGTTATTCAGGCTAATACAGACGTGTATTCGTCCAAAACAATGCCATCAATTAATTGGGAAAATGTTAACGATAGTATCTATGCTAGGAGAAATGGAAAGACAGTAGAGTTAAGTATATTTATCACTGCCGATTGGGTGGATGGGTTTTCAACTTCTTTCAACCCTCAATATGAATTAAAAGATTTGTATAAGGGTGAAGAAGATAGCGTTGTTGTTGGAACGCTGATATGCTCAAAACAGTTGTTTAATGGCGGTGGCGTTTACCCAATTAACCCTGCTGGATATGTAACATTTGATTCATCTGGGAATTTGAGTGTTCCGCTAGAAGACGGCCTGATGTTTTCTGCAGAGAATGCCGTTTTTTCTCTGCACATTACGTATCAGGCAAAAAATGATATTTCAGACTTTATATCTTAATTATGGGATGGGATAATAATGAAGGCGTTGCATGTTATGACGGAGAAGGTGAAAATACGCTTTCTTCTACGGGAATTCTTACACCTGGAACGGCTTACTATGTTCAGATTGAATTATCAGGGACAGGTAAAATAAAATTAGGTTCTTTCTTGGGCCAGCCAGAGTTTACTGATGATGTTTCAGGTATTTATACAGCAACACAGAGTTCATTCACTATTACTGGAATTGGCAATGTTTGTATAGACAATATAATTGTAACACAGGCTTACGATTATGTTATTAAAGATCAGTTGGGTAATATTGTATATGCCTCAACTCCCGGAGACATTGACGGTAGCGGATTTTATTTGCGCTACAAAGTCAATTGGGAAGATCTACCGGAAGGCTGCTATACGATTGAAATGAATGATGGACTTGAATACGTTTCTGAGTGCTTCTACGTAAAATTAGAACACGAATGCACAATATTAGTTACGTGGACAAACAACGAATCGGCGTTTGGGTTTGATTATTCAGGATTAGACTTTACTCAATCATTGAGAGTTCCGGCTAAGTTGTGGCAACCAAAATATAATTCTGACATTAAGGAAATTTACGTTGATAGCAAGGGCAACAGACAAATACTTTACGCCCGGGTTGTGAAGGACCAGTTATTAAGCGTTCAGGAGTTGCCAGAGTATTTGCACGATGCATTGTCAATTGGTATTAATCACGACATGGTAAAGCTTGATGGGGTTGAATATGTATTTGAGGAGGATGAATATTCGCCAACTTGGAGAAATTCAAGTAATCTTGCGCCAGTGCTTTTGCGAGCAATTAAGAAAAATCAAAACCTGATAAACAGCAATTGTGGCTAGAAATAAATTCCAGCCACAATTCCAATACTTATATTTTTTGATTTTCTGTATTGATTCAGAGTTCCGAAGCTTCCACGAGCTTCTAAAAATAGCACCTCTCCCTCTGCCTTAACCTTATATCCGAATCCGAAAACTTGTACCCAATCAATGTTATTTGTAAGCGGAACTGGAAGGAAAAGAAATTCACGAGGCGAAATCATTGTTTTTGATTTAGAATAGATGTTTACAGAAAGAGAATTCCCGCCAAAAATATACTTATCATTTTTTTCATATCCTACCAAAAATCCAGGCTCAATGTAGTTCATGTGAATTTCCTGGCCTGTGAACATAGCACGTTTCAAAGAAAACATTGCTTCAGGAACCAGAATTAAATTTTTGATTTTAAAGTCCTTTCCTACCCCTAACTGGTATCCCATCCTAGACTTTGATTCGGTCGTCTGCGACATATTTACTCCCCCTTTGATCTGAACTTGGCCAAATGATAACTGGCTAAAAAATAACATTATAAAAATTAGTCTCATACGTTAATTTGTTTAATTGTTCGAAATGTAACAAAAGTTTTTGTAAATACTCGAAAAAGTGTATTTTTGTTACAAGCGTAGTTTTTTTAGTTGCCGTCAACCCGTCAGGCATCACAGAGAGCGGGGAACGATTAAAAATGCAACTACTATGTCATTTGATTGCACGTTCGAGGATCTAACCGAACACGAAAAAAATAATTGTTACTATCCTAAAGGTGGAATTTCGGCAGCTGCTATTTTACTCAGCGGCCATGGAATTACCGACTTTTCCAGCGCAGAGCAAACGCAAGCTGCAATCTTGGACGGGAAATACAAAATAATTTCTCCTATCAAGGCTGAATTGCCAGAACCTTCTCCGGTTGAGGGAGAAAACCCTTCTGCATGTGGAGCTGAAACTATCGTTGATGGGTTTGATTATACTGTTGAAATTACAGATTTCAACGTTAACGCAACCAACGATGAATTTTACAGGCTTCTAAATCTTTCACAATTTGCCGGACTTGTCCTGTATATGTGCGAGGAAGAGCAAATTAGAGTTATCGAAAGAGGCGTAAACTTTGTATCCCGACTTGTGATACCAAGGTCAAATAAGGAGAAGCAAAACTACCTTATTACGGCCAAATGGTCACAGGCAGTGCAAGAGACTATGCCAGTGTTATACGAAGCTCCTGTTGGTGTCTTCTAATCGGGTGGGCCTTAATCGGCCTGCCTTTTTTATATAAAAATATTTTATGACTGGTATTTTATTAATGTGTTTCGGGTCTAATCCTTATGGTGCGTATGCTTACAATATGGCGCATTCAATTAAGTATTTTTATCCTGCTGCCAATATTCACTTATTGTGTGATATTGACAGTATTAACGACATTGATACTACTATATTTGACTCTTTCGAGGTAATAGATTTTGAGAAGGACGAAAAGGGGAGAATAGATAATTGCTTGGCGAAAATAAAACTGTTTGAGCGTTCGCCATTTGATAAGACATTATATCTTGACGTAGATGGGGTTTGCATTAATAGCCTTGAAGGATTAATTGAAAGATTAGAGAGTGAAAGCCTGTATGTTCAGGTAATTGACTCAGGGAAGAAAGATAAAAAAATTCAGTATAGCCTGTGGGCTACAAATGAAACCATTTGGGAGAAGTTTAACCTAAATGATGATTCAGTTTTACCAGCTCTTCAGACCTCTATAATGTGGTTTGACAGATCAAATAAGACAAAAGAGTTCTTCAAAAAAGTTGAATATAATTATATTAACAATAGGCTTAACCCTGAAGAATACTGGCATATGTGGGGAAAGTCGAGCCAGCATCCGGATGAGTTGTATTACTCTGCTACCATGGCTCAGTTGGATGTTTTGCCAGATCATAATTTAAATCCTATTTACTTCCCAAACAGAAGTATTCAGGAGTCAGATCTATTCAAAAAATATCAAATATTGGCGATGCATGGAGCTGTTGGATTAGTCCAGCCATTCGCGCACAAAGTGTATGATAGGATTTTACAAAAGGTAATGAATTCACAAAACAAGAATCACTTATACAAATCACATAGGCTATACAAGGGTAAATTTGTTGGGTTAAAAAAATGATTGCCATTACTTCTATATCGCCAGGACATAAGAATTACGAAAATCAAAGAATCGCTATTGATAGTTGGATTAAGGCGGGCTATGAGGTCGTATCTTTGAATGTTGCTGAAGAAATTGAGTTGCTGGAAAAAGAATTCAAGGATGTAAAATTCATTCATACATTCAGGCATACAAAACATATTTTTGGAAAGCCTTATGTAACAGCGAGCGCATTGATTGACTATATCAAAGAGGCTAAAAGTAAGTATAGCCTGCTTATTAATTCTGATATAATTATTGACGATCAAAATGATAGCGTTGAAAAAATAAAGGAATACTCTGAAGACGGGGTCGTCATAATGAACCGAAGAGACTTTATTAATTCGCATTCTGAAGGAGTAGTATATGAGCGGGGTTTTGACGGATTTTTTATAAATTATAAATGGATTGACATTTTCCCTCAAACTATACTTTCTCTTGGTCAATGCTTCTGGGATTATTGGCTACCGTATTCGGCAATAGTGAATAAGGTTAAGGTAATGAATCTTAAAGAGCCTTATTTATTTCACAAAAAACACAACGTTCAATATTCAGTAGACCAGTGGAGAAGAACCGGAGACATATTCAAAGCTGAAATGGGATTGGCCAAATTTGCACGAGCTGAACAGGTAAGCGACTACGTATTTAAACAGATTAGATTACACACAAGATGACAGTTGATATATTTATACGAACTTATAAAAATGATCTGCAATGGCTTGCACATTGCCTGTCATCTATACATAAGCATTTGAGAGGGTTTAGAAAAATAATTATATCTATTCCAAAAGATCAGGTCCACCTCTTAATTCCATTCAACTTAACACAGGAGATAGTTATATCTGAGGAATTATTTGATGATGACTATTTAGGCCAGCAGATCAGTAAAATATTCGCATTTGAACACTCAGACGCTGATTTTATAATGTTCTTAGATAGCGATTGTGTAATTAAGCACCCTTGCAATGTTAATGATTTCTTCAGCGATGGTAAGCCAATTTTGTTGAAAACAAAATATGAGAAGGTGGGTGATGCGATTTGCTGGAAGGAAATTACTGAGAAATTTGTTGGCTTCAAAGTGGATTTTGAATATATGCGGAGGCTCCCTATTGTATATCATAGGAATAGCCTTGTTGGTCTTGTTGATATGTTCCCTAACATTAAAAAATATATTTTGAATTGCGATCATAGATCATTTTCAGAATTTAACGCAATAGGAGCATATATTGAAAATTTTGAATCTGAAAGGTACGAGATTGTTGATACAGATGATGAAATACCATATTCGCCAGTTAGGCAATTTTGGAGCTGGGGAGGAATAACTGCAGAAGTAAAACAAGAAATTGAGCAATATTTAAAATAGATTATGAAGATTACGCAAAAAGGTTTCGCAATTCTTGAAAACGATACGCATATAAGCAAATGGGCTGAGGAAAGCGGAAGGCTTGACCATGATCAAAACATGTTGCCGCTTGTGCTTAAGCATATCAAGCAAGGCGATACTGTACTAGATGTTGGCGCATACATTGGCGACCACACTATAGCCTATTCTAATGCAGTTGGGAAACACGGCAAGGTTTTAGCTTTCGAGCCGAATGAGGATGCATTTGAATGCTTACAACATAACCTTTCAGAGTTTAAAAATACTGAGCTATTCAACTCATGCGTTGGCGAGACGTCAGGCAAAATGGTCCTTGTTAAATATGATGACAATGTAGGTATGACCTATGTTAAGCCAGGGAAAGGCAAAACAAAGTCATTGACCATTGACAGCCTTGAATTAGAAAGATGTGATTTCATTAAAATAGATGTTGAGGGGTTTGAGTTGAAGGTCCTTGAAGGAGCTGAGGAAACAATTAAGAAGTTTAGGCCGAAAATGTTGATTGAAATCAACGATTTCACATTGCATAGAGCTGGCATAACACAAAATGATATTTACATATTCTTAATTCAGCACAATTACAGCTATAAGAATATTTTCGGAGGTTCAATTTATGATCCTCAGTTTGATTTGATTTGTACACCAAACTAAAAACAGAACCATGAAAAATAAAGCTTGTGGTTCCTGCGGGAAGCCAAAACCAAGACCAATTAAGCCACGAACTAAATTTAATATACGTTAATGTATAGTGATGTTCAAATACAGGAGATTCTATCCGAAAAGATAGCGATATTTAAAGAATCTGAGGCTCGAAAAAAGGAGCCTGAATTTACAGAGGTCTATAAGGAGTCTGTTGATTTCCTTGAAAGGATTTGTGTGCATTCAGAAATTGGGAAGTTTCCTGAAAAGCTGTTCCGAATGCGTGCGCCTAATCAGACTGATGAAGAATTCGAATACATTAAATGCAATCATAAGACAGTTACCTTCCCTATCTGGTCAAAGTTTATCAGTGCTGTTAACCGGATTTGGAATGATGCCAACTGGTCTATAAAGTGGCCTGAATATTCACAGCTTGACGGGGCAACACCTCAAAAGTATATTGAGAATGAATATCCTGTATATGGCTCATTAGAAGACTATTATAAAACTATAGTTACCAGGCTTAAAGAGAAAGATCCTAACGCTTTGATGTGTCATAAGCCGTACACGCTGCCAGTGATTTTGAAGGGCGATGAAATTGTAATTGATGAAACAAAATACATTGAGCCGGTATCTGTTATTTACAATTCTCCGCAAATAATCGGATATGTTGAGAATAACTACGCCCTCATTGAGCTGTTAGAAAAGAGCTGGGTAACATTCGGGAACCGTGAAGAAAAGACTGGGTTGGTTTTTGAATTCTATGATACAAATAATATTTGGAGAATTAAGCAGGTTGGGAAGAAGACTGATTACAGGTTTGAATACGCCATTTTCTGGCCCCACAACTTAGGTTATTTGCCGTGTAAAAAGCTGAAGGCTATTCCTATTCCTAAAGAGAACGATGTTCTTTACCAAAGCCATTTTATGGCTGCGGTTGAGATCATGGACGACATATTGCTAGATTCTTCTTACTTGAAGGCATCAAAGGCCAATAGTGCGTTTCCGAAAGGCTGGGAATATGCGGATGAATGTGAATACGAGGAAAATGGCACTCGTTGTATTGATGGGTATTTACTAATTGATGGTCATAACACAAAATGCCCATCATGTAAAGGTACTGGGAAAAGAAGCTTAAACTCTCCTTTAGGGAAAGTTCAAATTAAGGCTCCAAACGGATTCGACAAAGAACAATTCAAACCGCCATTCTTTGGTTATGAAAGCCCTAATCCAGATATACTTAAATTCTTGCGTGAAGAAATCGAGCTGAACAAACAAGATGCATTAAGTGTGTTGAATCTGAATAATTCAACGAGTGACCCAAAAGGATCTGAAACAGCATTAGGAAAAATAATTGACCGTGAGGATGAATTTACTGTATTGCTTTCAATCAGTAACCAGGTGTTCGAACTGCTTGAATTCTCTATTAAGTGCATTATCCAAATGAGATATGGAACAGGGGAAAAACTGCCTGTTGTTTCACGTCCAAGAACATTCTCAATAAGAAGCGAATACGACTTAACAGAGGAAATTTCAAAGGCTAAGGATTATGGCCTTCCAGACATAGCAATATATCAATTGTTAATGGAGTGGCTACATACAAGATTCAGCACTCAGGAGGAAACAACGAAAGTATTTGAAATTGCATTTGCAACGGATAGGCTTATTTCTCTTTCTGCACAGGATATAGCACAGAAAAAACTTTCTGGAACTGTGGCTGCTTGGGAGGACATTCTTCACACTTCTATTTATATGTTCATTGCCGAAGAGCTTGTTGAAAATCCTGATTTCTTATCGTTGCCAGTTGAGCAACAGAAAGAAATTTTGATCCAAAAGGCAAAGGATAAAGAGGCTGAAGTTAGGCCTGTAACCTTAGATGTAGATAGGATATTATCAGGAGTAGATAATGGCTAGTATTTTAGATAACAAGTTCGACCGCCTGGATGAAGTGCCAAAGCTGTTAGAGCAGACTACTGAAACGCTTCAGGCTGAAGTCATGGAAGAAGTTGAAAGGCTTATGTCTCAACTTGAAACTGTTGATGGTAAATTTGTTTTGTCCGAAAAGAATATATCTATTCTTGAATCAATAGAGATTCAAATTAAGAATAAAGTTTTTTCTCCCCAGTATGAAACTGCATTAAGGAAATACGCACGGGAATTTACGAATCAGGCAAAGCTTAATGATTTGTATTTTGATGGGATAGTCAATAATTATGAAGTTAAGCCTATTTACGAAAAAGTTATAAGGCAGGCACAAAGAAATACAATTGAGCTGCTTACTGGTGACACATTTACACAGCCATTAATGACACCATTAAAAGAGTTAATGAACACTGCGGTAATGAATGAGGGGTCTTATTATGATACATTGCAAGGCCTGCGAAAGATAATTTTAGGCAATGACCAAGTAGACGGGAAATTACTTTCACATGTTAAAAGAGTCGCCTATGACGGGTTCGCAATATCTGATAGAACATATACCTCTAATGTTGCAAAAGATTTAGGTTTAGATTTCTACCGCTGGTCTGGGGGTAAAATAGATGACACTAGGTGTTTCTGCTTGGAAAGGGCCGGGAAGTATTATCACAGAAAAGAAATTGAAGCTTGGGGCGATGGTAAAGAAGTTGGAAATTGTGGCCATCCGTGGCAGGGTATGAACTCACTGACCAACAAGGATAATATTTTCAGTCTGGCAGGTGGGCGCAATTGTAAGCATTCTCCATTACCTGTCTCTGAAAAGTCGGTTCCAGCGTCGGTAATAAAGCGAAACAAAGAAAAGGGTAACATCTAAAAATTTTGTATTAATATTTTTTTTATTAAATTGTGTTAAATTTACACATTTAGAAGAGTAAAATGGGAAACGTCAGGATTATAAATAGCAAAGGACAGGTAAAATTTGTTCCGGAAGGCATTACAAAGGCTTCCTGGTTTATAAAATCTGATTGGCAGGTTCAGGATTTGAAGGTTGAGCAAAAGGTAATTGTGAATGAGGAAATTCAAGAAGGCCTCGATGACCTATTCGAAGCATCTGAAGAGATAATTATTGGCAAACCAGAAGAATTAGAGAGCAATACAAAGAAGACACCTAAAAATAAGAAGTAACATGGAGCTTAAAGATTTATTAGATTACCTTGGAGTTGAAGACGTTAAAGACCTTGACGCATTCAAAAAAAGTTTTTCAGGAAAATATATTACCCGTGCTGAGGCGAACGATGACGACGAGATAAAGAGTAAAATTACTGGTAAGATTACCGGATCAATCACCACTCTCGCAAAAAGGCTATTCGGCCTTTCAAGTGAAGAAATCAACGGTAAGAAGTGGGAAGAAATTGTAGAGCTTGGAAAGGCAAAGCAAGATAGCTTAATTGAAGAATTAAAGTCTAAGCAAGGTCAAAGTTCAGACGAGGCAGTTAAAGAGTTACAAGCGAAGCTTGAAAAAGCAAACGCAAGACTACAGGAATATAAAGACAATAATTCTTTGCTTCAGAAAACTTTGGAGGATACCAAGGCAGATTACGAGGGCAGATTCAAAACTGAGAAGATCAACAATATTCTTGCTACCGAGAAAAGCAAAGTTCAAACAAAGCTTAAGTCAGATCTTTCCAAGGCTGAACAACATTACTTAGATTCACTAATCAAAGAAAGCATTAAAGTTGACTTTGATGATCAGAACGAAGTTTTAGTTCTTAACTCAGAGGGTAAAAGATTGGCCAATCCCAACAAGGCAGGTGCATTCTTAACGCTTTCCGAAGCGATCGAAAGCATAGCCGATAAAGAAGGATTTATTAAGAAGAATGACGGAGGCAAAGTTAACCCTGCTGTCTTCACCGATAATAATCAAAAAAATAACGGACAGCCACAAGGAACGGAAAGACGAGTTCATCCAAATGCGATAAAAAACGCTGAACAGCTTAAGTCTATTGCTGGAAACCGTTAAAAAACTACGCTTAAGTTACCTACAAGTTGCCTTTTCAAAGTGGCATAAAAACTTTGATAGTTGCTTATTCCGAGAGGCATTGATTCAAGGAGGAAAAAATAAAAGACTATTAATATTTTATGTCACATACTGTATCAGGGCTAATTGATTGTCCACAAATCCAAGAAGATTTAAATACTCAATTTACAAGGTCAGCACCAAACAACAGAATGGAGCCGCAAGGATTCACTGATTTTGTTGTATCCCCATTAAACACTAATGGAACCATCCAAAATAAAGTTTCTCCAGGAGGCGGGAAAAAGAGGAAGGTTGAGTTAATATATACTCCTCCAATATTAGAGTCAGAGATAGGTACTAATCCAGAAAGAAAATGTACCTCTGATAATGAAGCAGGGCAACTTTCAGAAGAATATGAACTAGGCGACTCTGGCGTTCAATACGATGAAAAGTTTGATATTGACAATATGGCCTCAATGTGTAAGGATAATGGACTTTGGTTTGCTGAGAGGATTCAGGCGATTATGGACGGGCTGTACAAGAAAATAGGCACTATCAATGCTCAACAACTCTCAACACTTTACGGGGCATTCGGAACCGGAGTTGACGGTGTACTAAACGATATCAAAACTGTTTCCACAAAGAAATCGGATGGCTCGCCAAACATTGACATGCTGGCAGAGATTGAGTTTGCCTCACTTGACACTGGATATGGAGGAACCCCATATATCTTTGGATTTGGCGAAGCTTATAAATACTACAAAAAAGTTGCTGCCTCTTGCTGCGCTTCTGATGGCCTTGACCTTTCGGTATTTGCTGCACAAAACAGCTCTGTATTTGTTTCAGACAAAAAGATTGACAGGGAGTTAAACGGTGATTTTATAACATTAATACCTGGTGCGGTTCAAATGTTACACTGGCTACAGTTTGAAGGACCAGAAGGGATTAACGTTATAAATGACCAGTCATATAAGCAAACTGTAATTACAGATCCAAGAACTGGTATACGATACGACCTACAAATAAAAGTAGATTGTGGGACAATCTTTGTCAACTTAAAACTAGTACATAAGCTTATTGGCCTTCCTACTGATATGTACTCTGTGGGTGATCCATACCATGGAGTAACATTCGTTAACAGATACAAAATTAGTAATCCTGCTTAATAAATTAATAGCCCCTTAACCGGGGCTTTATTTTAATTCTTTTTTAAAATGAATTGCCTCGATAATATAATTGGAATACGTGGTTGCGGATTACCTGAGCCAACATCTGGCTTGTATATTCAAGACCTTGCGGGTATGCGCTTGAGTATTGCTAATGCTGCCGTTGATAACGAGACTATTTCAGGTGTTGAGCTAATTCGTGAAAAGATTAAGTACGCTCAAAATGAAATACTAAACGAGGCAAGGAATATTTTAAAAGATAAAATAAGGGTTAATTCACTTATTGAAAGTGATGTTGTCGGATATTTTAAGAAGGATTTAAAGGGTGTTCCTATTGATGCCGGGAAATTAACAGGTATTAAGGTTAAGATTGAGCAAAACCAGAATCTTGAATTGTTCATAAGTAATATTTACCTGAAGGTTAATTATACTGGTGATGTGCCTGTTTATGTTTATAATCTTAATTCTGGTCAGCTAATTGACACAATAGATGTATCATGTACGCCAGGAGTAACTGGATTTTCACTTGTGAATAAAAGCTTCAAAACTAACAGGCAAAGGCTATCTTTGTTCATTGGTTATGATGCTTCTATTCAGGGTTATGAAAGTTCTGTTTCAAAGCCTTCAGGCTGCGGACCATGCGAAAATTATTATAACAACAGATACGTTAAATTCAGTTCAGGCAAAATAGATCAGGCATCACCAAAGATTGACTCAAATGTAAAATCAGGTTCTGGAACTGCTGGATTAAGTTTTGAATATTCTATAAGCTGCTCACTTGAATCTTTTATCTGCTCAATGGCTGGATTACTCGCTTGGCCTCTGTTGCACAAGGTAGGAGTTGAAATAATGAATGAAGTAATTAATTCAAAAAGGCTCAATTCAATTGTATTGTTAGATAAGCAACAATCAAAAGATTTAAGGTCTGAGTATGAAGAAAAATATAAGTCGGCAATGGAAGGAATCTTCCACAACATTAAACTTCCAAACGATGTATGCTTTTCGTGTAATTCAAGGATAAAAAGCGTTGTGTCGATACCGTGAAAACGGCAGATTACATTAAGAAAATGAGAACGGCCATACAGATTTTAAAATCTGGGAAACCTGTTGCTATTGCCTCTCAGGATACGCATGTAATGATGACGGAAAGAATATTTGAAAAGGGGAAAAATTCACAGAATTCTGACATTGGCAAATATGACGATTCGAAAGGCTTATATGTAAATCCGAATGTTGCACCAAGAAAATTTAGACCTGCTGGAAAGAATAGCAATAAGGCAAAGTTTAAAAATGGGAATGAAAGAAAAACACGTTATTTTAAATCTTATAAATCATACAGACAGGCAGTTGGAAGGCCAGTAGGTAAGGTTAATTTAGTATTAACAGGAACTTTACAAAGTGACTTTGGTAAGGCTGTTACGAAAGTGAACAACTTAAAATATACTGCAACTGCCAGAAGTGAAAACGAAAAAATAATGGAAGGGCAGGAAGATAGATTCGGTAAAATATTTGACCTAACAAAGAAAGAAAGAAATAATTTCAGAGATGTGCTTTATTTTGAAGTTGAAAAGTTACTGAAGTGATAGATGATATAATTGTACATATTAACAATAAAATCAAAGATCTTAGAATTGTGTCTAAGCTATTTGGCCTTTGCGAGCTTGTAGGAGAAGAGCTTAAAAGCCCTGCGGAATATTGCAATGGCGAGTTTAGAAGCGTTGCTGACTTTGATTTCTATAATGGGGTTGTTTATCATAGAATTATAGGTGACACTTCAGTTTCAGAAGATGAAGACGAGGATGTTTCTGGTTGCTTTTCAATGAAAACATTCCGTGTTCCAATGAGAACCTGCATTATAATTAAGAGAAAAGGTAATTACGCTGATTTATCAGTAGGGCAAACAGTTTTAAGCGCAATTTCATTTACCAATAACAAAGACTTACGAATCGCTTTAGGTGCTGATACAGTTGTAGTAGAGTCAAGAACTATAATACTTGACAAAGAACGTCTATTAGAAGAAGAGTTCGAAGGCCAGGATATAAGCCTAGGTTATGAGGATTTATTTGTAGGAATTGAATACGACATCGTAATAACAGGAGCAGCATCGTGTATTGAAAAATATGGATGCAAAAGAGATTATTCAGACGACTATTCAAATGAGTATAGCTAATGGCTAAGAGAACAAAAGCACAATTAAAGGCGAAAGTTGATTCCTTTATTAAAAAAAATGGGAATAGGGAAATAACACCTGAAAAACATAACAGTATTGAAACTGATGAAATAGATAGTTTTGTTTCTGCTGCTGATGGAGGATTTGATATTGATCAGCCTCTTGGGTATTCGACAAATATTCCTATTACTGATGATAGACAGTTTGCATCAAAGAAGTATGTAGATGATAATTCTGGTGGAGGCGGCTTCGATCCTGAAGAAGACTACGAATTCACCGGTAACAATTCTTTTACTCAACCTCTTGAAATAGCAGAAGGAACAGAAGATAATCATGCTGCTACAGTTGGACAGGTTCATGAAAGGCAAAGCACTTCAGAAAAAAATCAGGCAAATGGTTATGCTGGATTAGATAGTTCCGGAAAGGTTGCCTCTGCTCAATTACCTTCTACAGACTCAATTGCAGAAGGGATAACAAATTTATACTTCACTGAGGAAAGAGTTTTAGATACTACAGTCGGAGAAGTCGTTCCTGAAGATGCAGAAATAGAAGAGGGTGATACAATTCAAGAGTTTGCAAATAAGGCACAGGGGCAAATTGGCGAAAGAGAAAAGCTTTCAAATAAAGTTGGGGATTTGTCAAGCCCCAATACTGACACATACATACATACACAAGGTTTAAATACTGCCTTAAACAGTGTAAAGGTAGATCCTACTCAGTTTCAGAATAGCCAGTTCTTTGAAGCTGAAAATGGCATGTATTATCCTGTGATAAAACAAGAAATGTTATCTGATAGTACAGGGCTTGCAAATCATGCAGACGGTGGAGTTGTTGCTTCAAGTGCCGGAGTTGCAGGAACAGGGAAGATATATTTACCAAAGAGGATAGACCCAACCAAACCATGGAGGTGTGCAGTTTTGGTTGAGATAAACGATTCACAGCCAATAGACCGAATACATTTTGGCAATAGAACAGCAGAGTCATTCACAGGATTTCTGTTTTCAAAAATTTCAACGGGGGGCATTTCTTCAGTTGTTGGCGGTAATACATGGTCTAACAATTATGGAAATGATGGTGGGATTCCTGCCGGAACCAAGATTTGGGTAGGCATGGCCTCAGATGGGTATTTCGTTACAAGCTTTTTAATCCCGGATGAATCTCCTAGTAGGTATTATATAGACAATGCCCCACCTGGCGTTGGCTCTGCATGGGATAATAATGCCTATGCCAGCGGCGTTTTAGCAACACTTCAAAACAGTGGCAGGTATGTTTTTGGGAACAGCACTCAGGAAAGACGATATTTAAACACGCTACATATATCTAATAAATCAACAACCAATAGAATTATAGGCGTATGGTGGAACCAAGGATTAGCCGGGCCGAAAGATGGTCAGCTGTTCCCACCGGCAGCTCTTAAAATTAAGGTATTAAATGATGAAACTGGATGGGCGTTAATCCCCAAAACGCTTACTTATCAACAGACAGATATAGTTAACTGCCATCATCCGAATGGTAATACTGGAGGTTACGGTATCGTTGGATCAAACGGCAATCCTCAAGAAATGGCTAAGCTTGTGCATGCTGGATTTTTGTTATGCGGCATTACAGGAGCAGACAATTCAAGTGATTACGCAGGGGCAACATCTTCCTGTTGGGGAGCCCCCACAGGACAGTTTTACAGGAAAAAACTTACAGATTGGGTAAGGGACAATATTCCTGGGTTAAGGCACCTTAATTTATTTGGACAATCAATGGGAGGCGAGACAGCTGTTAGATATGCTATTCAATATCCAAATCAGGTTCATAAAATTATTGTTGTTTCCGGAGCACTAGGTTTACTCGATTCTTATACAAATAGAGGGTTTTCAAGTATAATAAACAATGCTTGGGGAACTTGGTACAAGAGTAATGGATCAATCACAGGTTTAAACCCCGGCCTTATTGTTACAGCCTCAGGAACTAACAGCTCTGGAGCTACAACATTAAACTGTTCTGCGTTAGCTTCAGCAATTCCAGCAGGAACAACGTTAACATTAGATTCATCTCACACGGCAGCCGCAACAATAGTAACAACTGCAAATGCAAGTGCAGGGGCTACGAGTATAAGTGTTGAAGCCTTGAGTGCAAATGTTGCATCAGGGGCTCAGTACAGCATGGAAGCACATTGGAAGCGACTAAATTTCGGCTATGACCAAGTAGATGAGCAATATTATACAGATACATATAGCTGGAAAAATATGTATGTCGCAGCTACTGCGTACATAGAAAATGATATTGTAGCAGTTGGTGCTTCTGGAACAACAGCAAATACATATAGATTTGCAGACCCAACTTTAACACCATACCCACTTAAGAATATACCAATACTATTATATCATGGAGACGCTGACACGCTTATACCAGATGATCAGGCAATAGATTTTCAAACTGCTGTAAATGCAATAGGTGGAGATTGCGAATTGGTGATAATTGAAGGAGGGACACACCTTTCAACTGATTGTTACGATGGTGATGCATTTGTAGATTTCTTCAATAGTTAAAAAAATAAGCGTTCCGCCAAACGCCATGCGAATAAAGATGAGCATTAAAACAGCATTAGGAGACATAGGAATTGTGACCGCCAATGTGGTTACTTGGACATGGCAAGTTATATATAAGATAAATGATATACCTGTGGATTTGGCGAAGGTACATGAGTTTTTAGGATGCATTTTAACGCTGGCATCTACGGTATTTGTTATTATTAGAATTGTTAATGCTTTAAAGAGTAAGAATGGCACAAATAGACAGGACAACTATTGACTTTTTAAAAGAGCTAGAGGGTGTTGAATTTACTGCCTACGACGACGGGGCCGGGTTTATGACTATTGGCGTAGGTCATTTGATTAAGCCTAATGAATCTCATTTGTTAACTGCTACGCTTGATAGCGTAGACGTTGACCATTTGTTATTTCAAGATCTTAAAGATTTTGAGATAAGACTAAAAAAGGTTATCGATATTAAGAAGCTAACACAAGGCCAGTTTAACGCTCTCATATCATTTGCATTTAATGTTGGTAGTGCTGCATTAGAAAAGTCAACGTTGTTGAAAAAGATAAAGGCGAAATCATCCAGGCAAGAAATAGAAGCTGAGTTTTTGAAGTGGAATAAAGCAAGCGGTAAGGTTATGGCAGGATTAACCAACCGAAGAAAGAAGGAAATTAAAATGTACTTTTCATGATCATTAAAAAATATTGGCCTGTAATCTATGGAATATTGATTGCAGTTTATGAAGCTTACGCTTTCATTTCCGGATCAGACTATTTGCCTAAATGGGTTAAGGGCGTGATTGGCGTGATTGCATTTATCGGATTGGTTGCAAAAAATTATAAACCTAAGAAATGAAATACTTCGCTGCTGTCATAATCGCAATTTTGATATTTCTGGGTGGGTCCTACTTTGGGTACAACCATAAAAAATGCGATTGCGAAAGCTGCATCACGGACACGGTTTTTGTCCCGGGCGATACTTTTGTTTTTGAAAAGCCTAAGCCGACTAAAACTTATTCATCAAAGGGTACGGCAAATCACAGTAACCTTTCAGTAGTAAAGAAATGCTTTACAACTGAAAATAACCATCTTCCCGACTCCGGGCAATTGGTTTCAAACTGCGATTCTATCAGGGTTTATGAATATTCAGATTCTGCAGTCACAATTAAAGATTCTATTCAGGGTGTTCTTCTGCAGCAAACAATAATTAAAAAGCCGGCTATTCGGGAAATCCGAACACCTCGAAAAGATTCATTAGTCTTTCAAAGTGGGTTTTACCTGGGCGGATCTGCAGGTTTAAACTCAATCAGAATTGAAGCCGAATTTGTTGACAAAAAAGGCTGGTCCTACTCAGCAGGGTATGACCTAATAAGTAAATCACCAGTAATAGGCATTCGACGAAAAATATTTTAAGTCCCCTTTATTTTCTTCCATTGACTGGCCCGCTTCCTGTAATAAGGAGCGGGTTTTGTTTTTTAGGCCAAAAAATATTTTTTAATTTATTTTGAAATAGTTTTGCAAATTCAAAACAAATAAACTAAATTTGATTAGTTTTTAAAATCTAAAGGAGCATGGTGTGAAAAATAAGGACTTAAAAGAAAAAGAGTTATTTCTGGTCGAAAAGACTTATCATATATTAGGCAGAAAAAAAATAGCTGAAATTTTGCAATGCTCTCCGTCGGAGGTGTATCAAATGGCGAAGAAATTAAACCTATTAGGTAAAAAATTGAGTGATACAGACAAAGAGTTTATACGCTTAAATTATTATAAAATATCCATTAAAGAGATTTCTGATAAGTTAGGGGTGTCCGAGGCCTCAGTAAAAAAATATGCCTCTATTTCTGGGATATCAACTACTAGGGAGAATTTTACAGAGGAGGAAGAACAGTACCTTATTCATAACTATAAAACAATAGGCCGCAAAAGCTGTGCGGAACACTTAAACAGATCTGTTATTTCTGTTGCCATCAAAGCCAGGGAGCTTAACCTTTCAAAAATAAGTAAAGGAGAATGGAGTCTTTCTGAGGTTAAAACATTAAAGGAAAACTCGCATTTACCAACAAAAGAGCTAATGAAGCTGATAAACAGATCATATAATGCCATCACATTAAAACGCCTAGAACTAGGCATTATTAAGAAGAAAAGAAAACCTGTTAAATAATCATGAATGGACGCAAACCTGGATCTGGCGGAGCAAGGCCCGGAGCCGGAAGAACAAAAAAGTTTCAAAACAAAGAGTTGATTAATTTCAATATTGAAGCTGAAGACAAGGCAGAGCTGAAGAAGATACCCAACCTCAATGATCGGTTCTTGAAATGGGCCAAAACTTTGATAAAAAAAAATAGGGAAAATATTTTGAAATAATTTTGCAAATTCAAAAACCTTTCCTACCTTTGATACGTTATAATAATTAAACACTAACACGGGGACGCAGCCAACCAAGGAGCGCAATAAAATGAAAAAATATGTAATAACAACCACGAACGGCAAATTTGTTTCAAATGTTTATTTTTTAAACGGCTTAGACTTCGAGACAATTAACATTGAAGATGCTAGGATATTCGAAGATGAATATGATGCTAACGAAGTTATTGATTCTAACAACTGGGATCGGAATTTTGTGTCAGTTGAAATTGCTGAGACTATAACAGTTGATAAGGATAACTTTGAAATATTTGATTTCGCTAACGGTTATTTCGGGATTTCCGAAAAAGGAAGCTTTGGAGGCAATTGTGTATATGGCGGGGATTCGGCCTGTGAAGATCATTATAGAATAGAGGTTATGGAATATATGCTTGAAAATTGGGATGGCACACTATATTATAATGAAGTGTACGGATACAAGATCGAACAATAATGGATAGATTCTTATTAGCAAGTAATGATATGAGTGGCAACGACAACGTTGCCCTCATTCATACAATAGAGCCAATCAGTATAATTCAGGTTCACAATGGCCATATTGATACAGGTAAGCCATATCAATATTACGGCATACACGAATCCGAAACCTATACACTAACTATCCACCACATGTTTACAACTGAGCTACACGCCAAGCAGGAAGATAAGGACAAGCAAGTGAATAAATTATTAGACCGTGCATGGCATTGGTATAAGTCTTATATGGAGTGGGAGGATGAAAATTTTTAATCTATTTAAACCAAAAATAAATGAGAGATATAAATATTAAGACACCTCAGGGCATTGTAGTAATTAAAGGGCTAATGTCTTCTGGCCTTTTTGATAAAAATGACAGGGAAATATTTGAGGATGATGATGCCAAAATATACTACAAAGGAGCCTTTCATATATGTAAAATTGTTTTTCATGATGGCCTTTTTTGTTTGAAATGGCCTGATGGATATATAAATAAATTTCCACTTGATAGCAAAAATCTTGAAGTGGTAAGTCCGGTATAACAGCCGGACTTAATTTGTAAAACAAAACCTGCATAATAATGGACATAAAAAATAAAATAGAGGAAATTCTTAAAGAATTAAACATCAACTATGAAGTATTATATTCAGATGGCACTTCGTCTTATGATATTGATTTTTATAATGGTAATGAGTATTATTCGTTTTATCCGGCTTATCCGAAAGAAAAATATGACAACACTGAAATTACTCATTTTAAATACTTCCCTATTGACAATGAGATAGGTATATATCATTCAGGGAAAGACTCTTATACTGCCATTCAAATAGAACATCTAAAAAAATACCTGACGTAATGAACCGATATACTAAGGAGTACTTTTTCTTTTGCCTGATCATGACAGGAATAATAATATTATTGGTAAATGGCTTAAAATACCTGCAACAGGTAATTTATTTTTTTGTACATTTGCAGCCGTAAAAACAATGTGGGAAAATAGTTTGCGACAGTTTTTACGCCAGTGCAAATATAAAGGCACTGTAAAATATTGGGAATTAATTTAATACAAAGATTTTGTAAGTCCTGGTCGGACAACTTCAGTAAAGCCGCTAAAATCCAAATTAGCGGCTTTTTTCATTTTTATCCCACTTTTAAATAAATTGCCGCTATATCAATTTGATTCAATTTGTGCCGTTTTGTTTCAAATTCGTCAGTATTTTCGTCAGTACTAATGTCAGTAACTTTATGAGCTATTCACTTTTTTTAGACCGATCAAATGGGGTAGACAAAGAAGGTTTATTTCCGATCAATTTTGATATTAGCCACAATTCAAAGAGGCTAAGACCCTCTACGGGGATAAAGGTTCATCCTAATAATTGGGATGACGAGCAAAAGATTGTGAAGCGAAGTGATCCAGACCACCGGAAAAAGAATGAAAAGCTTTCTAATCACATGGATTTTTTTGATAAGCTTCTGGTGTCTCCGATTTCAAATGAAGCGATTAAAGCTCAATACAAGAAATTCAAGGATCCGAACTATATTTTACCTTCAGAAAAAGGCGTTTTAGCTTATTTTAATGAATTTATAGAGGAGAGTAGGACCAGAGTGTCAAAAGTTACCAATAAGCTTATTTCGGAAGCAACGATAAAGCAATATAAAAACACCCGAGATAAGCTAAGCGACTTTATTACTACTGGATTTGATTTGACACCAAAGAAATTTGATTTTGAGTTTGAGAAAAAGTTTAAGAAATACATTTTAATTGATCTTGGACAAGAGGCAGAAACTTATTCCAAGCACATAAAAAATATTAAACTGTTTTGCTCATGGCTACTAAAAAGTATTCCTGACTTGCCAAGAGATTATGAAGAGTTTGAGCGGCCAATTGGAGAAAGTGAAGATGCAGAGCCGTTAACCTCTGAAGAACTTCTACAATGGCACAATGTATGTTTTTTGGATAAGCCACTGGAAAAAGCACGTCTGATATTTTTAACACTTGTTAGTACTGCAATTCACATTTCCGATTATAATGAAAGTTTAGCTCCTGCATTAAGTAAAAAATATACTGAAGAGGGGCATGAGTTTTTGATTCTTTACAGGAAGAAAACAACATCACCTTGTATTATACCTTATTTTGATGATCAGCTTTTCAGGCCAGTCTATTATATCAATTTGCTCAAGGAAAAGTATGGAGAATTGCCTTACATGACGGGAAACAACCTGAACTATTATATAGCATGTATACAATACGAGTTAGGCCAAATACGGATAAAAGCAACAACTAAAACAGGCAGGAAAACACATGCTTCTATTAAGGTATATGATTATGGGTTAGATCCTGAATTAGTAATGAAGACTACTGGACATGAAACAAGAAGAAGTTTTGATGCCTACCTAGGTATCCGGAAGTCTGATATTGTTAAAGAAATGTTTAAGAAGGCTAGGTTTTAATAGGTGTTTTTACGGGTTTTTTCTCCCAACGCAAAATAATTGCGAAGTGGGTGACGTATATTAATGTTATAACCACAATAGTTGTAACATTTAAACTTTTTATTTTTATGGGCAAAGACAGGATAATTAACAGTGAAAACAGGACTGATTTTTTAGAATTAGAAAAAGAGGTAATACAGTTAAGAGAAACAAAGAGGCGGTTAATTAAAGAACTTAAAGAGGCCTTAACCCTTCTTAATAAAAATCAAGACATTGTAATTGATCTTCAAGAGAAGATACGAAAATTAAATAAGGAGAGAGTGAATGTAAACTATTTAAGGGTAGCAATGTAAGCTACCCTTTTTTTATGCAGTATTTGATTTGTCCTCCTGTAAAAGTTTTTGAAGCCTCTCTATTTCATTAAACAGCCTATTGTTTTCGTCTAAAAGCTCATTAATCTTTGTTTTTAACCTAGACTCATTTGTCTTTGATTCTATCAAATGCTCTTCTAGTACTTCAATTTTACCGACTGCCTTCCAATATTCAGGGTTATTCTTATTGTCAATTATTTTATTGTCAATATACATATTCCCTTTTCCGGTAAATAGCCAATTTAGGTTTACATTATAATACACAATAAGATTTAAAACAGTTAGAATGTCTGGGTTTCCTCCATTTTCCATTGTGGAGATTGATGATTGGTTTATTTTTAAACCAATCGCAAAGTCTTTTTGGGTTAAATTTTTATCTTTTCTAACCTCTTTAATCCTTTGACTTATAGGATTTTCCATTTTAAATTATTGATATTGTAGATATTTTTATCAAAAAATATTGATAAAGCTTGACAAATATTGATAATGTCTATATATTTGTCTCAATGATACAAACAAAGCCAATGAGACAGACAAGTAAAGATACCGACCAAAACGGGAAACTGCAAAAGACAATCCGTGTGCCTGATGAATTAGATGCGGCTATCATTGACATTTCTGGTCACGAAACGACTTTAAGAAGCCAAAAAGTCAGCAAGGTTGAAGCGGGAAAGGAAATTTTGACACTAGGAGTGAAGGCGTGGGATAGGTTAAACCCAGGGAAACTAAAGAAGGAGTTGAGGGAAATTTTAGGCTTATCAGACAATAGTAAAAAGTAATCCAAACATAAAAAACTAAAAGAGTACTATGGAGAAGAGAAGTAAAATACAGCCGCTAAAAGACTTCGCTGAAAGCTTGGTCCATCAGGCGATGCTATTGCAGTGGATGGTCCAAAGGCTTGATGCTGAATTAGGGGATGATATTATCATTCCCATAGATACAGAGTCTAAGCATCTCCCACAGAGAAGAAGACAATTACCCAGACCTTTAAAATTAATCGGAAATGGAAATTACCCCGGAAATAATGCGGTTCGCTGAACTGGCCGTTGAGCGTGCAATACAGAAGGTGGCAAAGTCTCCTGTCAGAGTAAGAGAAGTCTCTTACGCAATTAATGCGCCTGAAATTTATGAATCATTTCCAGATCTAGCCCCTGGTACTTTAAAGAAGTGGGTGTATGGAAAGAAGATCGGCCAAAAGTGTGCAGACAATAAGTACAGAGTAAAATTAAGTGAGATTGAAAAATACCTATTTAAAAGATGATAGCACTATCAATTACTCTCAAAACAAAGAGGCCTAAAGGCACAACTTATATCTGTGTTTATTGTGGATGTCCTTCATTCTTTCCTGTTCATCCTTCTTGTGAATCTCAAGCTTTCGGCATATGATGGATACGGTACTTGAAAAAGCCTACAAGGTATTGAATTATCCAAAAGGCATTTGCTTTCTCGCTGATGAAGAAAGGGGTATAGTAACGATCGCTTATACATACAAAGGCGAGAGATTAGAAGTTCATGAACTGCTTGAATACTTCAATATATATATGAAGGTTGTTCATCCTGATTTCTTAAGACATTATAAGATATGCGAAAGGGGAGAGCCAATATACAACTGGCAACAACTATACTGGGATTTGCCAAGTCAATGTCCTGGAATCATAGAAGAGTTTTTAAGGGCAATTGTAAAATTTTAAGTGGCATAACTGGAGTGATTCATCAAAGAATGAGTTTTTTAAGTTGCCAAATTTTGACAAGTCAATATTTGAAGAGATAACAGGCGTGAAGTTATGACCACACAACTACTAGCTAAGATTCTTAACAGATTCTACTTAGATCTAAACAATAGAGGTATAGGAGAATTCACAGAATCAGCATTTGAGTACTTAGAGCAATTGCCGCTAACTGAAAAGTATATTCTTAACATGATTCATAAGTTGCTTGAAGTAGCAGAATTCGGTAACTGGTGGCAAGTACAAGATAAGGTCCTTGACATAGCAAAAGTAAACGGTATTCATCCTAGGTTCATTTGCTTCTCAGAGAAAGACCTTGAAGAAAAAGTTTTAAAGCATTTATAGGTATGGAAAATAAAGAAATAAAGGAGCTTGCTAAAGTAGATAAGCAGGTTCAAAAAGTAACAGAGGTTAATTTGCCTGCTCTGCTTGAGTTTAATAGGCTTTTAAACAATGCCCCTAAGCCTGGTTTGATTAAAGTTAATGACAAGACCGGAGGAAAGCCGGTGAAGTATCTCCCTATTCGTGTAGTTGAGAGCTTACTTCGGTCTTATTTTGGGGCATACCAAGTCGAAATGATCGGCAATCCTCA